ATGCTGGAACAAATGGGCGCAGCCGCGAAAGCCGCCTCTTATAAACTGGCGCTCCTTTCCAGCCGCGAGAAAAACCGCGTGCTGGAAAAAATCGCTGATTATCTGGAATCTCAGTCGCAGGAAATTTTGCTCGCCAACGAGCAGGATCTGCTGGAAGCGCGTAGCAACGGCTTGAGTGAAGCGATGCTCGATCGTCTGGCGCTGACCCCTGCGCGTCTGAAAGGTATTGCCGACGACGTCCGTCAGGTGTGCAACCTCGCCGACCCGGTAGGGCAGGTGATTGACGGTGGGGTGCTCGACAGCGGATTACGCCTTGAGCGTCGCCGCGTGCCGCTTGGCGTCATTGGGGTGATTTACGAAGCGCGTCCAAACGTGACGGTGGATGTCGCCTCCCTGTGCCTGAAGACCGGTAATGCCGCGATCCTGCGTGGCGGGAAGGAGACCTGGCGCACCAACGCCGCGACGGTAAACGTCATTCAGCAGGCGCTGGAGGAGTGTGGTTTACCGGCGGGTGCCGTGCAGGCGATTGAAAGCCCCGACCGTGCGCTGGTCAACGAGATGCTGCGCATGGACAAATACATCGACATGCTGATCCCACGCGGCGGCGCGGGCTTGCACAAGCTGTGCCGTGAGCAATCTACCATTCCGGTGATCACCGGTGGTATTGGCGTATGCCATATCGTAGTGGATGACACCGCGGAGGTAGAACCTGCGCTGAAGATTATCGTCAACGCTAAAACACAGCGTCCAAGCACCTGTAATACGGTGGAAACGCTGCTGGTGCATCAGGGCATCGCCAGTACCTTCCTGCCAGCGCTGAGCAAGCAGATGGCGGAAAGTGGCGTCACGCTGCATGCGGATGAGAAGTCTCTCGCCCTGCTGAAAGACGGTCCGGCGAAGGTCGTTCCGGTTAACGCGGAGCAGTACGGCGATGAGTATTTGTCGCTGGATCTGAACGTGAAGGTGGTTGCGGATCTCGATGATGCTATTGCGCACATTCGTGAACACGGAACCCAGCATTCTGACGCGATCCTGACGCGGACCCTGCGCAATGCCGATCGTTTTGTGAATGAAGTGGATTCGTCTGCGGTTTACGTGAATGCCTCGACGCGCTTCACCGATGGCGGCCAGTTTGGTCTGGGCGCGGAGGTGGCTGTGAGCACTCAGAAGCTGCATGCCCGCGGTCCGATGGGGCTGGAAGCGCTGACCACCTACAAGTGGATCGGCTACGGTGATGATACGATTCGTGGGTAAATAATCGCGGGTGATGCAAAAATAGCCGTTTGATTCAAAAGGGCATTGACGCATCACCCGGTTAGATCTACTCTTTTGCCCCGTGGTTACGCTCGTAACCGGCCTTTCAGGGCCGATATAGCTCAGTTGGTAGAGCAGCGCATTCGTAATGCGAAGGTCGTAGGTTCGACTCCTATTATCGGCACCATCTTTTTATCCAGTACCATCCCCAATCGTCCATTTTTCCTTGTTTTTCGCGTAATTGGCTGTTTTGTTTGTCCACCTTTATCCACCTTTTGCCGTTGCAATCCAAATTTAAAACGGGTACATAATCGGGTATCTGAGTTTGAGGCGGGTACCTATGAAACTAAACGCGCGACAGGTCGAGACGGCAAAGCCTGCCGAGAAAGACTATAAGCTGCCAGACGGCAACGGGCTCATTCTACTAGTGAAAACCAGTGGGGCGAAATACTGGCGTTATCGCTATACCTTCGCCGGTAAAGAAAAGATGCTGGCGCTCGGTGTGTACCCGGTTGTTTCGCTGGCGGCCGCTCGCGAAAAGCGAGACGAGGCCAAGCGGAACGTTGCGGCTGGTGTTGACCCTGTGAAGGTCAAAAGCCATGTTGCAGCTGCGGCAGCAAAGACGATCACGTTTAAAGAGATTGCCACAGAATGGCACGAATTCAAGAAGCCGCGCTGGTCGCCTGGCTATGCCTCTGACATTCTCGAAGCATTCAACAAAGATATTTTCCCAGCGGTGGGTAAGCTGCCCGTTGCAGAAATCGAGCCTGTCCAGATGCTGACGGCGCTGCGAAAGATTGAGAATCGAGGCGCAACCGAGAAAGCAGCAAAAACACGCCGGTGGTGCGGTGAAGTGTTCAGCTATGCAGTTGCGACCGGGCGCGCGAAGTATAACCCCGTCAGCGAACTGAACAGCGCAATGACCGGGCATAAAGGAGAGTCCTTCCCGTTCCTTACGGCGGAGGAACTGCCTGATTTTCTCGCGGCGCTTGAGAGTTACAAGGGGAGCCCGCTGCCCCGGCTGGGGTTGCAGATCATGATGCTGGCGGGGCTGCGTACTTACGAACTGCGGCATTCAAAATGGGAATGGGTAGATTTCGATAATCGGCTGTGGGAGATACCCGCCGAATTTATGAAGATGGACCGCCCGCACCTGGTACCACTTTCCGAGCAGCTTGTCGTCTTGCTAAAAGAACTGCACGGGCTGACAGGTCGATACGTGAATATGTTCCCCGGTAGGAATGACCCGTCAAAGGTCATGAGCGAGAACACAATAAACAGGATGATCCACACGCTGGGATATAAGGGGAGGGTAGTAGGGCATGGCTTCCGGCATACGTTCAGCACAATCCTGAACGATAAAGGATTCAACTCTGATTGGGTTGAACTCCAGATCGCTCACGTGGACAAGAACAATATACGCGGGGTTTATAACCATGCCCTGTATATGGAAGGGCGTCGGGAAATGATGCAGTGGTATGCGGATTATATTGACCAGCTGCGTTTGATTTAAAGAAACTGTTTTTTCCACTCTTCGACCTCGCCGCGTACCCAGCGAGAGGTTCGGCTCCCGAGCTTCTTAGGCTTCGGAAACTCGTTATTACTTATGCGCTCATAAATGCTGGATTTTTTCAGGCCAACTGAGCGCTCAACCTCTTTGATGTTAATCAGGTCAGTGTCAGAGATAACCGGTGTCATGCTATACCTCTCTTTTTCATGGCATCGAGCAGGATGTCCTGCACTGTTCGTTTTGAGTTGCGCCGCTCCATGACCATTTCGTCCATAGTGTCGGCGGCGATAATGTGGTGAATGAACACCGGGCGGTTGTGTCCGGCCTGAATCTGCCGGGTGGGCCCGATGCGTTCGATAATTTGCTGGTACTGCTCCAGATCCCACCAGTGCGAGAAAAACACCAGTATGTTGCCGCCGTCCTGCATATTCAGGCCGTGGCCTGCGCTGGCCGGGTGTGCGAACAGGACCGGGATTTTTCCGGCGTTCCAGTCGCGCAGCGTCTGTGGATCCTGGTCGAGGTGGCGACCACGGGGAAACGCTTTAAGCAGACGCTCGAGGTCGTGTTTCCAGTGGTAGGCCACCAGTACTGGCGCGCCAGCTGCTTCGGTGAGAATACTGTCCAGCGCCTGCAGCTTCGCGTCGTGTAGTTCTGACCAGCTTCCGGCGTCGTCGGTGTATACCGCGCCGCTGGCGATTTGCAGACACTTCACCGTCTTTGCTGCGGCGTTCGGCGCTTCGATGCCTTCGCCGTTCAGTTCGAGGAACATTTCTTTTTCCATTTCGCGGTACTGCTGGCGAGCCTTCGGCGGCATGTCCACGCGGATCACGTTATGGATGGGCTCTTTGATATCGAACCAGTCGGCGGCGTCCAGGGAGATAGTCACGTCGGCCAGTGCGCGCTGTATTTCGTCCTGCGAATGGGCGAACGGTTCCAGCTTCGTCCAGCTCTGCCCTGGAAATTGTATTGAGTTGAACCAGCGGGAGGTAAACGCACCGTAGGTGCGCCCGAGGCGCTGCCCCTGATCCACAAACCACGCTTGCCCCCACAAATCCACCAGGCCGTTTGGCGCTGGCGTACCGGTGAGATTCATCCAGCGCCGGACGTGCTTATGTGCCACCTTGCCCAGCGCTGCCGCGCGTTTCCCGCCCCCGCGCAGCCGGAAGGATTTCAGCCGGGTGCTCTCGTCGGGAATGACGGTACCGAACGGCCAGCGGCCACCCAGCTCTTCCACCAGCCAGACCAGATTGTCGTAGTTGATGGTAAACACGCTGGCGTTGCTGTTCGCCAGCGCCGCGGCGCGCGCTTTGGCGTTACCGACAATCGGCTGCACCTCGATATTGCGCAAGTGCCCCCATTTCACTGCTTCATCCGGCCATGTGCTGGCTGCTACGCGTAGTGGCGCCAGCACCAGCGCGGGCTGTGTCTCTGCGCCCGCCATGAAGAGATCTTCCAGCGTGGTGAGCGTTGCCACGGTTTTACCCATACCCATTCCCGCCCAGATGTTGCAGCGGTTAATGTCGATTTCGTGGTTGATGATGTGATTCTGGTAGGGGCGTGGCCTAAAAGCTTTTGTCATAATGCCTTTCCACTTTAAAAGGACGTAGCTAAATGAAACTAATTACTCAAAATCTAACACCAGCCGACTTCTTCGCTAATGGCGGTACCATCGAATATGAAGTAGACGCGAATGAAGTTGATGAAACCAATCCTAAATTTTATGAGTTGCCAACAATAAAGCCAAAATTGCATACAGGGTTTGAATTACCTCCATCCACCGTAATTCATGAGCCAAATACAGCACACTTGATTACAGCTGCCGGAAATAACTGGACTCGCTTTATTGCTAAAATTTATCGAATGAATGGGAAAATTATTTATACCCAAATAACTCAAGATCTATATCGAGCTGTTTGTACAATTTAAATAATCCCCTCCAGATTTTTGCTATCCAGCACCACCACGGTAAAGCCCAGTGCGCGTAGCCGTTCGTGCTCGCGCACTTGGTCGGCGCGTGGTGGTTTGCCGGGTGCTTTACATTCGACAAAGACGAGACGCCCGCCGGGTAGCAGGACAATGCGATCCGGTACCGAGCGGCGACCGGGTGACACGAACTTAAAGGCGACCCCGCCAGCCTTTTTCACTTCGGCGACGAGGTGCTTTTCGATAATGCTTTCACGTTCGTAGGTCATAACGTTATCTCCCGTCGAAACGACCGTAGCCTTTGACCATGCAATGACCGTTGATGTATATGGCGGTGGTGTTCAGCTCTTTAGCAATGCGAACCTCACAATCTTCGCGATCATGATCGCCCGCCATGCTGATTAGAAAACAAAACAGCAAAATCCCACCAACCCAGAGAAGAACGCGGATTAATGTTTTCACTCGTCCACCGCCTTACGCTTTTCGCGCATGTTCTGCATCAGGCAAAAATCAGACCGGCGTTCGCTCCAGTCCTGATTCAGTTCGTTACGTGATTCGCGGTTGGCTTTGGCCCAGACCTTCGCCGCCCGGTCATACTCTCCAGACTGCTCAAGGCGCAAAGCCTCCCGCGCAGTCCGGTAATAAAGCGGACTGTCCCGATATTTAAATGACATAGGAGTTAATCCTTACGGTAGTGGTACGCCTCGAAGCCGCCAGCGTTCAGCGGGATATCGGGCGCCCATTCGGGGTTAGTGGAGAGCAGCGCGGAGAGCGCTTTGTCGTTGAAATCGTCAGTGTCCGGCGTTTCGGTGATTACCTCATCGTGTACCGTCAGCACAATGCTGTAACCGGCATCTTCGATCAGCGGCATGTTTCCGGCCAGAACGTCGCGGGCGGCCGCCTGAGTGACGTTTTCCACCAGCTTTCCGCCGTAGGTTTTGAGCCGCTGCCATTTGCGCGAGTAGGAGTTAACGCCCTGATAGGTGATGTTTCCCTTCTCGATGGACGGAGACGGGTAGCACAGTGCGCGCCCGGATGGCAGCTGTATGCGCAGCCATGCGCCATCGCGGCGAACTTTCAGATAACCGCAGTACAGCGTTTTTTGCGGTGTCGCGATGGCTGTGCGGACGGTGCGCTCGAGCTCGTACCAGAAATCGCAGGTTGCCGGGTGCGCTCTGCGCCACAGGCGCTTGAGCGAATCACACGCGATGAATACGCGTTCCGACAGGCCGTAGGTCGACTTGCGTTTAACTGATTCGTCGTACCAGCTTTTCGCCTCGCGGATGACATCTCGGGGAATGTTCGGCAGTGCGGCGTTCGCCAGCTCGTCGAGGTCAAGGCCGTAGACCAGGGCGAAGGTCAGGAACGCCGCAACGCCACCGCCAAAGCCGAGGCCGAGCTCCATCACCTTGCCAATTTGGCGCTGGTATTTATCGACGTCATCCGGCGAGATATTGAAGGCGCGGGCGTAGGCCAGTTTGTAGAGGTCCGGCCCGGTCCCCTCGTCGTATTCCCGGAACGCGTCTAGTTTCCACTGCTCACCGGCAAGCCAGGCCAGTTTTCGCCCTTCGATGTTCGACAGGTCGCTAACCACCAGCTTTTTGCCTTCCGGTGCCATGATGCAGCCGCGCAGCGCCGAGCTGGTCAGCTCCATGATGTTATCGAACAGCAGATCGGCGCATCCGGCTTTCAGCGCCTCGATGCCCTCGTCTATCTGGTCCTGCTCAAGAGAGGGGCGGGGCAGGTTCTGGGGCTGGAACAACCGCCCGGCCCAGCGTCCTGTTCGCGATGCGCCGCAGAACTGCAGCGTGCCGCGCAGACGACCATCACTGCTCACGCCCTTCATTAGAGATTTGTACTTACTGGTGCTGGTGGTGCTGGCCTGCAGGCGGATAGCCAGCAGCTCTTTCACCGCCGACGGCAAATCAGGATCCGCCATACGGCGCTCCAGCGTGCTGCGCTGCATGTCCGGCAGCTCCACACCGTACGATTCAACAATGTGCTTAATCAACGCATCGCGCTGCGTGGCCGCCTGCACTTCGCCGTCGGTCATCACCTGCGTTCGTTTCGCCAGGCGCTTTTGCTCCTGGTCTACCGCCTCGATAGCCGCCTGCGCGAGCTGCACATCCATGCAGACGCCGCGGTCGTTGATCTGCTGGTCACGATGCCATAGCGCCAGCTCTGCGCTCTTGTAGTTCCACTTCGGCAGCCGCTTATAAACTTCTCGCATCGCCTCGATATCCAGCCCGGCGTATGCAACAAAGCGCCGCCATTCTTCTGGGTGGGTTTTGCTGGTGGCCCGGCGCAGTTTGCTGTTCTTCGGACGTGGCTTGCAGAACAGCTGGATAAGCGCTTTACCTTCTTTATCTTTCGCTTTGTCCTGCGGAACGCCCAGCACCTCGCAGAGCGCTCCCAGTGCGCCGGGGAGGCTGTGCGCCAGCGCCTGCACCATCGTGTCGCGCCAGCGGGTGACATCGGGTGCCAGCTCTGGCATTGCATGGCGCAGTACCGTGCGGTCGAAATGTGAATTGTGGAAAAACAGAATAGTGTCAGGGTCAGCGATGGCCTTCCGCAGCCTGCTGGGGATAGGTTCGCCAGCAGTCAGATCCCAGACGCTAACCTGCTCGTCGCCGATGGCCCAGGCAAACAGCATCACCTCGACACCTTCCGCATAAGCGTGCGTGCCGTTCGTGATGGGTATCTCGCAGTAGGTTTCCAAGTCACCCCATAGTATATTGTTCATGTCTAACCTCTGGAGGATAAAATGGAATTATCAATTTCTTTTTCAACTATTTTTGCAGCAGCTTTGAGCTTTCTTGGTGTGTATTTTCTGATGCCTCTGCTACTAATAGGTAGAGATTTTGTAATATTAAAAATAATTGATAAATATGTTATGAATAAGCGATTTTGGCTATTGCTGAGAATAGTAAGTACAGATAAGGCGATACTTAATGAATGTTATGCTGGTAGGAAAACACAAATGTCTTTTCATGAGAAAGGTTCTACCTATACTATCGACGGTAAGGAGGTTGATGCTCAAACATACACTATCTTTGAAGATGGTTTGCAAATGCATATGAATAGAATAAACCAGAATGAGCCCAGGATAATATTAATGAGAAATCTAATTGGATGGGCCGAAAAATATTATAAGCTGGATTCGGAATTAACCAAGCAGGTTGACGAATTTGCACAAAGAATTTACGACAATAAAGTACGTTCATTGAAAGAGGAACAAAAAATTAAGCAACCCCCGGTTCAATGAGGGCTGCTTCGATATTTAAATCAGTTCGCCAGCGTCAGCGCCTTCGCTGATGTCGTCGAAGTCATCCGGTGCGGCAACACCACCTCCAGCGAATGCGTCACCATCGCGCAGAAACTGGACGCCGCCCAGCGATGCGTTAACGCGTTTGCCAAAGTTGTTGTCCTGCGCCCAGATATCGACCACCGCGTTGACGTAGCAACCGGCATAAGGACGGCCATCAGCCTGAATGAGTGGCGAACGGTCGCGGTCAATGACCGCCGGGCGCGCTTTGTTGGCAGCATTCAGGAAGAAGTTGCCTGGGAAGCCTTCGTATTCGGCTTTTTCGTCACCGTCGTGCAGACAGAGGTTGAGTTTCTTCTCCAGTTGGTTGTAAATGGTTTCCCACTTCTCGCCCCATTTTTCCTTCGCTACCTGTTTCAGCGCTTTGCGGACTTCTTCCAGTTGTGGATGTTTCGGATCCATCAGGAAAACAGCAGAGAAGCGCGGGTCGCCTTCGCCGTTCACGGTTTTTGCTTCAAACAGAGCAGGAAAGGCCAGGCGGACGTTGTTCAGTTTAATTTTCATGGGTATTTCCTTAATCAGATGAGGTCAGCGGCGAGCGCGTCGTCGGACACGTCGTCGAAATCGTTAACAGGGTTGATATTGAGCGCTGGGCGCGGGTCGGATTCGGGGGCGACGGTAGGCTTACCGTCTGCGCGGGTGATCAGCGCTTCGACTTTCGGCCAGCGGCGAGGGCTGGCCTTTTTGATAAGCTTCTCGGCTTTGGTCGGGCTGATCAGCTTGAAGTCGAAGACTTCTTCCATTTTGTAGCGGAACTGGTCTTTCAGTAGCGCGCGGGCGGCTTCTTCATCGTTCCAGGCGCGATTACCCTGCTTGCCAGTAACCAGCTTAAAGCCCGGTACCGGATGTCCGGCGTTCAGTTCACTGTTCACCCGGTCGCACACCGCTTTGCAAAAAGACTCAATCAGGCCAACCTGGCTGTAAATATCCGCCAGCTGTTCGGCAGTCAGTAGCGGTACGCGTTTAACGGCTTCTGCGAGTTGCTCGCCCACTGGCTGGGTCAGGTTGACAAAATCGTCTCTCACATCGTTAAGTCTGGCTTGCGCCTCAGCGGTGCACAGACCGCCTTTTGCCTTACAGAACCGGCATTGTTTTTCGCCGGGTGTGAAGTTTTCAAGCGGCAGGGTTTCGACGCCTTCGCAATCGGCGATGTTGAACATCACGATCACGCTGGCGGCCGCTTCCTGAGCCCGTTCGCCAAATGCCTGAAGCTCTTCCACTGTCAACGCCCACTCTGAAACGTGGTTAAGCCGCGGCTGGTGGATGAACAGGCGCACCGTCTCGAAGTCGTACAGCATGCTGAACTGTTCGAGCGCGCCCAGGGCATACAGCTGCAGCTGCTCGTTCTGCTCGGCATCGACGCGCACACCCTTACCGTATTTCAGGTCGTGGATCTGCAGCTCGTTGCCCGCGATGATTACGCCGTCGGCGGTGCCGAAAGACTCTTCAACACCCACGATGTGGGAGAAGTCGACACGTTGCTCGACCAGTAGCTCATTGCCCTGCGACAATGCCCAGACGGTGTCGACATAGCGGCCAACGGCTTCGACCATCTCCTCATCTACCTGCGGGCCGGAAGTATCATCCGGGTGCTCAGCAAGAGGATAGGAGCCGAGGAACATAGCGACATTGCAACCCGCATAGCTCTCACAATATTTCTGGCGGTTGCGCAGCACCTTTTCGGCAAGTGCATGCGCCGCGGTACCCTCCACAGCGAAAGAAGTTTCTTTGTCTGGCTGAGTGGCCTCCAGCGCCAGACTACCGCTACAACGCATCCACCGATGCGCTGAAGACGGAGAAAGTCGTGCATGAACGTCTGGCATAATTAACCCTCCAGTGCTTTTTCAGCCTGAGCGATCACGTCTGCGAGTTTCTCGTCAGCAACTTCGCCGAGTTTTTTGGCACCCTGTTTCTCCAGAATCGCCACAGCTTCGGCACGGTAACCACCTTTCGCCAGCTGGAGGATCAACCCTTCGGCCTTTTTACGCAGCGCCGCAAAATCGGTCTGTTCGCCAGTATTATCCCCGGCATCATCACCCGTTTCGGTACCGCCTTTTGCCGCGTTTTTACGCGCGAAATCTTCCTGCAGCTGGAGGTATTCAACTTTGGTGATCTCGATATGGCCCTTTTTAAGCAGTTCGTTCAGCTTGCGTAAGGTGTGTAGCTCGCTGGCGGCGGAGCCATCGACGTTCTTGCAGTAGAACGGTCCGGTGCGTTCTTCGTCTTTGCTGTCTGCCTTCTTCGGCTTCACTTCATGACGGCCGTCTGCTGGTGCGTCCAGTAAACGCTCGGCAAAGTCACGGCGTGCTGCGATGGTCGGTAAATCATCCCAGAAGCGCAGAATGTTACGTGACAGATCAAGTAATGCTGGCTTGTTCAGATGGCCAGCGCGTTTAACACCCTGCAGGGCACTGTCCAGAGCGTCGATTTGTACGACTCGCTTATGGCATACCAGCAACAGCCGGATGCGTTTATCTGGATGGTCAGGGCGGATGGCGTTGCGGTCACGATGGCTATCGATCGCGCTCAGGATGTTATTGCCTGGTCACGTCAGGTCACTGACGGTGCGTTTGAGTCGGTGGCTACCATCCCGTCAGATACTGACGATGTGGTCTACGCGATTGTTCGCCGTGAGATAAATGGCCAGAGCGTTCGTTATGTCGAGGTATTCGACAGCAATCTTTATACCGATGCTGCGGTGACCGGCACCAGTAGCGCCGGTTCTGCCACGTGGTCCGGTCTTGCTCACCTTGAGGGGCAGACGGTTGATGTGGTGGCCGATGGCGCTGTTATGCCGCAGCACACAGTTTCCTCTGGTCAAATCACACTGTCCCGCCCGGCGAAAAGCGTGGAGATCGGCCTGCACTTCGAAAGTACGATCGAAACGCTTTCGCCAGAGGTTCAGACCACTGAGGGTACAACGCAGAACGCGAAGAAGCGCACCAGCGAAGTGACTATGCGTTTTCTCGAAACAACTGGCGCGGAGTGCAACGGCCAGGTCATTCCGTTCCGCCGGTTCGGTCCAAAAATTCTTAACCAGCCCGCACCACTTTTCACCGGCGATCACTACTGGGGAAAACTCGGCTGGGAGCGGGGGGAAGACACTCTGCTTATTCAGCAGCGCCAGCCGCTGCCATTCCATCTTCTTGCGATTATTTTCACGTTCACCAGTAACGGGGGCTGACATGGTACGTAACGCAAAATCCGGGGATATCCCGGCGCTGATCGAGCTGGGCGCGCGGATGTATATCGAGTCCCGCTATTCGCAGAACTCACCTTTTGATGAAGAAAAGTGCGCAGAGCTCGCCCGCAACCTTATTTCAACTCCTGCCGGCTGTCTGCTTGTGGCAGAAAAAGACGGTGCTGTAATCGGCTGGCTGGCCGGTGGGATTGCTGAGCAGTGGTTCAGCCGACAGCTCATGGCCTTTGAGTATGGGTTGTTTATCGCGCCTGAGCATCGCGGCGGCACGGCTGGACCGCGTCTCGCGAAAGCATTCATTACCTGGGCGGAAGAACACGGCGCCGCCATCATAAACATGGGTATCACCACGGGCGTACATGAAGAGCGCACTGGTGATTTGTATTCGCGTCTCGGCCTGTCCCGTACCGGTCTCCTTTATTCAAAAGAGGTGTAACGATGTGTACCGGTTTAGAGGTGGCTGCAATTGGCGCGTCCGTTCTTGCTGCGGGTGGCGCTGTCTATAGTGGTCAGCAGCAAAAGAAAATGTCCAACTATCAGGCAGCGCAGGCGGAAGCCGATGCAGAAGCCGCGCAGGCAGCTGCACGCGTGGAAGCTGATCGCATCCGTAAGGCGGGCAGGGCACAGGCAGCGCAGGCAAATGCAGCGCTGGCTGCGTCAGGCGTGGATACGGGAGAAGGTACCGCATTGCGTATCCAGTCCGGCATCGTGGGTGACGCTGAACAGGATGCGTACCAGACCATTCTGAATGGTGCGAACCAGAGCGCACGGCTCAACGCGCAGGCATCTGCCGACCGCATCAGCGGCCGTAATGCTTCAACATCTGGCTACATCAGCGCGGGCAGCTCACTGCTGAGCGCGAGTGGCACAGCGTACAACGGCTGGAAAAAAGCAGGGAGTAAATAACCGTGAGAATTCCAACGGGTAATTTTGGCAACGTTACGCCGCAGGCTAATCCAACCCGGGTCGGGGTCAGTAATGTTGGTCAGATAGGTAATGCTGTAGCCGGGCTGGGGGCTGCTTTGGGCCAGACTGTGGATGATTTGCAGCGTACGCAGTATAAAGCTGACGTGGCCGCTACCCAGGCGATACTTACCGATCTCGATGCGAAATCCAGCGACCGCTGGGAGAACCCGGAGACCGGCGCGCTGGTAACCCGGCAGGGGTTCAAATCTTCTGGCGTCGGCCTGGACATGGATAAACTGGACTCCTCCGACTATGAAGAAGCCCGCAAACGTGTACCGCAGAGCCAGCTGCAGTATTTTGATGCGCAATGGAAGGCGGGTCAGATCCGCCGCGCCAGCACCTACAACAGCTTTGAGCGTAGCCAGACCGAACAGGCCCAGCGCCAGCAACTCGACGCGACGGTAAAATCGTCCGTTGAACAGGAAGCGGGGGCGTTTGATGACCCGCAGGCAGCCGCGTTGATTCGCAGCGCCCGGCAGCACTCCATTTCGTTGTATGGCCAGGCACAAGGCTGGTCGCAGGAACAAATAGACCAGGCTGTTTCTGAGGCCAACTTACGCGCTATGGATCAGCGAGCCCAGAACTATGCGGTAACCAATCCTCAGGGCTGGTTAAATGGCGATTTTCCCGTGAAAGATACCGGTGCGCTGGATATGCGCGCCATCGGGATTGTTGAATCCGGCGGCAAACATTTCAATGCTGACGGCAGTATTATCACTTCTTCCGCCGGTGCGCAGGGGAAATACCAGCTGATGCCGGACACAGGCAAAGAGCTGGCGGCGAAGCGCGGTGTTGAATATAACCCGGCTGACGAAGAGCAAAATGCCCTGCTGGCGAGCGATTACGCAAATCAACTGTACGGTAAATATGGCTCGGAAACGCTGGCGGGTGCTGCGTATAACTGGGGTATGGGTAACGTTGACAAGTTGATCGCGAAAACCGGAGACCCACGTAAAGGCGAAATATCTGAGGCTGATTTTGTTCGGCAGTTACCTGCGGAAACTCGCGGGTGGCTGGCCCGGTACCGTAAAAATAAAACTGGTCTCGATCCTGTGTCGGTTAACAAAATCGATAACATCGCTGAGTCGAAAATCCGTGAGCAGCGCACAGCCCTGCGCGAGCAAATCGACCCCATCCTGAATAATACGATGGCGCAGCTGTACAACGGGGAAGTGCCGGACGCGATGCCCGATAAGGCATCAATTATGTTTGCGTACGGTGAACAAGGGGCAAAGGCAGTTAAGCAGCTCGATATCGCGATCAACAATGCCAAAACCTTCCAGGCGATACAGTACGTATCCCCGGAACAGCAGCAGGCAGAAATCGCAAAGTTAAAGCCTCAGGCAAATGACCCTGATTATGCGCTCAAGCTCGATGCGTATGGCAAGCTCGGCGCGCTGGTCCAGAAAAGCAATGAAGCGATACAGGTGCAACGTGATACCCGTCGTTTTAACGAAGCGCTGTCTATGGGCGAGAAACTCGACCCTACCAATAAATCCATGCAAAAAGCCGCCGACGCCACGCCAACGGCGCAAAACTTCCGGATTAACGATGCCACCACCCATGACGGGATTGTGCAGCAGGTGGCCCAGACCGGGATCATCCCTTCGCAGGTAACCACCCAGTTATCGGCGATTTCCCGCGCGCGCAGTCCTGAGGCGGTCCGTCAGGGGGCTGAGTTATTTAATCGTCTCTATGACACGGATCCCGCCTCTGTTGGCGACATGCCAAAGGATATGCAGGGATTTTATCTCACTGTTAAGCAGCTTACCGATTCTGGCATGGCGTCCGAAACCGCTATCGAGCAGGCGCAGAATCTGGCCTACAACCAGACCGATGCGCTCAAAGCGCAACTGGCCTCAACCCAGAGCACCAAGGAATACAAAAAAGACCGCAGCAAAGCGATGGATTCCGCTGTGAGCAGCATGTCGGGCTTCTTTAGCTGGGGAAATCCATCCGCCGACGATCAGACGCCAGAGGCCGCACGTTTCCGCAACGATTACCAGTCACTGTATGACATTAATTACCGAACCACTGGCGGCAATGCGGATGCGGCCAAAAAAATGACCAACCAGCAGATCGCCCGCACATGGAGTATCAGCGAGGTAAACGGCGACGCCAAACTTATGAAATACGCGCCAGAGGCACTCTATAACTACGGTCCGTCAGGCTGGCAGGCGGCACAGTGGAAAGAAGAAAAAGAGAGCCTGATGTACGGTGAGCGCAAGGGCGAGATCACCACCAGCCCGACGCAGCTTGGTATTACTTCCGGTAGCGCTGCACCTGTTACCAGCAAAACACCGGAGTCGCGTATTGGTGGAGATCTGGAGATAACTCCTGATGTGCTGACGGCCCGCAATGGCGATTACGCCATCATGGTGCGGACAAAAGATAAGGATGGTATCGAAGCGGTGCAGCCGTTCTACGACTCGTACGGCAGACCTATGCGCTGGAAACCGTCACTGGAAGAGTGGGCGCCATATAAAAAAATGCAGGAAGAGCGTGAAGAACACGATCGTAATGAGCTGCAGCGCGGTCAGGACATTCGCGGGTTCAAAGATAAACACCGTGCGCTCGACGAACAATATAAGCGCCTGCACAACGAGCGTATGGACAGGGTTAAAAATTACTTTTCGTGGAGCACTGAATAATGCCGGTATACGCCACCCCTGAAGAACTGAATAACGGATTCACTCCGGCAGGCAATGTCCTGGCGGCACCTTCCGGGTTTGATGTCCCTTTGCCTGAAGGTACCAATCCGGCACCTCAGCAGGATGAGCCGTCCGTATGGGGCGCTGCATTTCGTCAGAATAACCTGCTGGGGCAGATGTTCCGCCCTGCGAATCAGTTTGAGCCGGTAGACGGGTACAATCCGTATGTTGATAAAAACGAGCTGCACGGTTATGAACAATGGGGATCCGCTTTTGCCGACTCCCGCTCGCCGGAAGAAACTGCCTGGCTGAAACAGCAGATCGACGACGAAAACGAGGACCGTCGGGTACTTTCCGAGGCTGGCGGGGAGGGGGTTCTCGCCAGCATTGCCGCCGGGGTTGTCGACCCGGTTACAGTGGCTTCGATGTTTATCCCCGGCGCTCAGGGGGGCGCTGTGGCCCGTATTGCGTCACAGGCTGCAATCGGTGCAGCTGCAACAGCAGCGAGCGAGGTTGCGCTGAATAACCAGCAGATTACCCGTACGTGGGGGGAAAGCGCTTCCCACGTCGCCGCCGGTGCGTTGATGAGCGGTGTATTTGCGGCTGCCGGTGCTGCGCTTTCGCCCTCTGTTCGCACAGCCGCCACGCGTGAAGTGGCTGACGCGCTCGATAATATGAGTATCACGTCAGCGACGGACACGGCTGCCGCCTCACTCCCGGAAGGGGGGGGCGTCGGCGCGGCGCGAATCAGTGAAGCCACGCTCGAGGATCTCACCCCGGCAGCTGGCGGACCGGTCGGTAAACTGGCACGTAAGGCAGGGAGCTATCTGACACCGTTTACCCGGCTGATGGAGTCTCCGTCGAAAACCTCCCGCCGTACGGCGCTGGAGCTGGCAGAGAATAACTACACACTGCAGGGCAATGCCCGCGGAATTGAGACACCTATTGCGGCGGAAACCCGTGTTCGCGGGTGGCGTCGTGAAGAAGCCGCTGTCGTGGTGACCAACAAGCAGGCCTACAGCCAGTATAAAGCCGCCGGGGGCGACCTGAGCTTTTCCCAGTTCCGCGAGGAAGTTGGTAACGCTATGCGCAGCGGCGATGTGCATGCTAACCCGGTGGTGCAGGAAGCGGCGCAGGCAATGCGCACCGTTGTTAACCGGGTGAAAGTGGCGCAGCAAAACCTTGGCCTGCTGCCACCTGACGAGGAGCTAAAAGCCATCGGGCAGGAGAGTTATTTCCCGCGCGTCTACAAAGTCGGCAAGATCGTTAACGAGCGCGATAAATTTCGCGACATGCTGGTCGACTGGTGGTCGCGCGGTGAGAAAACCATGTCCCGCGAAGAGGCTGAAATTACTGCTGACGCCACGATCAATAAAATCGTCGGCGCAAAAATCCCGCAGGATTTCGCAAACGTCTTTATGGTGAAAGCGGCAGGCAGCACCCGGTCGCGTACGCTCAGCGTTCCCGATCGCCTGATGAAAGATTATCTGGAGAGCGACGCCAATTATGTGCTGCAGCGTCACATCCGCGAGGCGTCGGCAGAGGTGGAGCTGACGCGCGCATTCGGTAACAAATCGCTGGAAAAGCAGCTCAAGGATATTCAGGACGAATACGATGCGCTGATGCGCCAGAATCCCAAAGACCAGGCGAAACTGGCGAAAGCCCGCGAAAACGATATCCGCGACATCACAGCGCTGCGTGACCGTCTGGCGGGCACCTACGGCATGCCTGACGATCCATCATCATTTTTCGTACGCGCCGGTGCATTTCTGCGCAGCGCTAACTTCGTCACCAAACTGGGTGGTATGACGGTTTCCGCTATTCCTGATCTCGCGCGCGGTGTGATGGTTAATGGCTTTGGTAATACCATGCGTGGTTACTCTGCGCTGATCACGCGGTCACCGGCATTCAAGGCCAGCCGTGCCGAACAGTTAAAAATGGCCGTCGGGCTGGAGACCATTCTCCATACCCGTGCGCGTACGATGGGCGACCTGGTGGATGGCTCTGCCAGAACAACGGCGGTCGAAGCGGGTATGGAGCGCGTCACCGATGCATTCGGCAAGCTCACGTTGATGGGGCACTTCGATGATATGAACAAATCGGTAAACGGCATGATCACGTCCGACGGCATTCTCTCCGGCACGTTCGCTGGCCGCCGTCTGGCTAAGCTCGGCATTAACGATAATATGGCCGCGCGTATCCGCAGCGAGTTCGAAAAACACGGTGAGGTAATCAACGGCTGGCATATCGGCAATTTTGAAAAATGGGACGATCAGCACGTTGCTGGCGTTTTCCAGTCGGCGGTGCTCAAAGATGTTAACAATACCGTTATCACTCCGGGGATCGGTGATACACCGCTGTGGGCCAGTACACCGCTGGGTAAAACTATCTTCCAGTTTAAATCATTCGCTACCGCATCCTACAACCGAGCCACGCTGGGTGGCCTGCAGGAGGGAACCGGTCAGTTTTATTATGGTACCGCTTTTCAGATTGGGCTTGGCGCGCTGACGTACGCGCTTAAACAGTCCTCAAATGGTAAAGAGGTTGACTGGTCTCCGCAGAAACTGGTCATTGAGGGGATCGACCGTTCAGGTATTCTTGGCCCGTTAATGGAATATAACAACATGGCAGAGAAAGCCTCTGGTGGTATGGTGGGGCTGGGCGCATTGCTCGGTACTGGAACACAGTCACGTTATGCCAGCCGCGGCTTTATTGGTTCCGCGCTTGGCCCAACGTTCGGCCTGCTCGATACCATCACTGATGTTACTGCTGGCGTGCTTAATGGCGATGCCGGTGATCGGGTGCTGCACAACGTACGTACGCTGCTGCCTGGTAATAACCTTTTCTGGATCGCACCGTTGATAAATCAGGTTGACCCTGGCATGCGGTAATCGGTCGGGATTCCGACCTTAAACCCGCGCCATCATAGCCCTGTATTCACTACGGGGCTTTTTTATGCATCAGGATTACAAAACACGCCTTACCGCGCTCAGCGATAAACTTACCGATGTGGTGCTCGAAGAAGCCGATCCGGATAACTGGCCGGGGGCGGGCAAGAAACCGAGCGAGCTGACCAAAGACGAACGCGGCGACCGCTACTGGGATAAGAAAAACGCAGCTGCGTCGTTGACACTGCTGATTAAGGTCCACTCCCTTATCGGCATGCAGACGCGGGGAGGGACACCCTCTGATAACCCTGGTCAGGATGATGAAGCTTTTGCGCTGGGCCAGCAGGTTTCAAAAGCTGAGCGAGAGGCGGCCGCGATTATTGAGCGCCTGCAGAAAGGGAAAAAATGATTTCGTTCCTCGCCTTCTTTTTAATGTGGGCGGAGCGAATGAACTGGGACGTTCCGGACTGCCACTATCAGGCCTGCCACTGGCTGGAGCATCGCGGTAACCTCGCGGTGCTTCGCTGTTTCCGTGGTTTCGGTAAATCAACGATCCTTGCGGTGTATAATGCCTGGCGGTATTACTGCGACCGTCAGTACCGTATTCTGCATCAGTCTGAATCTGACGGCACCGCGTATAAAACCAGCCGCGATACACAGAACGTTCTGCGTAACCATCCGCTTACCAAAGGCATGCTGCCGGACGGTCAGGGGACGGTTGAACAGTGGTGGGTCAATGGCGCGCTGGATTTACGTAACGGCAGTATGTATGCCAAAGGGATCCTGTCTAACGTTACCTCCGCCCGTGCCAACGAATGCCAGAACGATGATGTAGAGGTACCCCGTAATATCCAGACGCCTGAGGCGCGCGAAAAACTGCGCTATCGCCTGGGCGAACAGACTCACATCCTTATCCCGGGGGGCCGCAAACTATATATCGGTACGCCCCATACGCATGACAGCCTTTATGACGAGGTGCAGTCTATGGGTGCTGACTGCCTGACCATCCGGCTATTTGAGAATGAAAAACGTGTTGAGGCGAAAGACGCCACCCAGCTGCATTACGACTTATCTTTCCGGCCAGAATATGTTTTCGCCGGGATCCATAAAAGCGCCCGCCTGCTGGTGGAAGATGTCGACTACAAAATTACGTCAAGCGGTGTTGAGTTTGCCACCGCGCCCGATACCGTTATCGACTTCTATGCGGATTGCGCCTGGCCTGAGCGATTCACTCGCGAGGAAATGGAGAATCGACGTAAAGAAACGCGCACGGTTAACGAGTGGGATAGCCAGTATCAGCTGCACAGTAAACCCGTTGGCGACGTTCGCCTCGATCCTGACCGTATCCGTGAGTACAACATCCATCCGCAGATCCGCTATGCGAACCGTACGGCCTCGCTCTGGCTGGGTAACGTGCAAATCGTTGGCGCTGTCGCCTGGTGGGACGTGGCCACCGGCAAAGTTAAGGCCGATGCTTCGGCGTTCTCTCTGATGCTTACCGATGCGCGTGGACACCTGTACTGGCACATTTGCCAGGAACTTACCGGAGAGCTGGCGGAATTCGATGACAACGACAAAATAACAGGCGGGCAGGTGGCGCAGATTAAAGAGCTGGTACTCAAATATCAGATCCCGGTGGTATGTGTCGAAGTCAACGGTCCGGGCAGCTTCGCGGGTAAATTGCTGCGTCAGGCGCTTAAGGGTACCGGCTGCGGCGTTCGGGAAGAGTTCAGCATTACCAACAAACAGAAACGTATTCTCGATGCATTTGAAGCGCCTCTGTCGTCGCGGTTCTTATGGGCGCATACCGATGTGCTGGACGGCCCTGTCTATGGCCAGATGCGTGATTTTAATCCGGCTCTGACCAACCAGCCAGACGACTTTATAGACTCTGGTGCCGGCGCAATCAGTCAGACCCCTGTGCGCATCGGTAAAGTGGTCGGGATTCCGACCGGGCATGCGCGCGAAGATTGGCAGTTAAGTGACGGAGATCATCTGGTCGACGTCGATTACTAACCTGCCAGAGGTTTCGCATCATGTCGGTACCCAACCAGACGCCCTATATTATTTACAACGCCAACGGTCTGACGACCCTTTTCCCCTTCGAGTTCTATATCATCAATGCTGGTGATATTCAGGTATCAATCAACGGTACTGTCGTTACCAGCGGATATTCCGTATCAGGTGTCGGTAACGTTGGCGGGGGTGATGTGGTTTTCGTGACTCCACCTGCAAGCGGTGCAGTGGTCATGCTTGAACGTGTTGTTCCTACCTACCGGTTAACGGATTACCAGGACAACGGCGATCTGTTGGCCGACACAGTGAATAAGGATTTCGACCGCCTCTGGATGGCAATACAGCGTGCCTTTATTTATCTCGGGCTAGCGCTGCGCCGTCCGCTATTTGGTGGTCCGTTCAATGCAGAAGGTTATAGGATCGCGAATCTCGGTGACCCGATAAATGCGCAGGATGCAGCGACCAGGAACTATGTCGATAATGTCAGCCTGGTGCGAACGCTGCGTGTTCCTGAGTCTTCAGTCTCCATTCTGCCCCCTGTTGATCAGCGCGCAAACAAGCTGCTGGCGTTTAACGCTGCAGGGCAACCAATCGTCGTTCTGCCAGCTTCTGGTTCGGCGTCCGATGTAATGATAGAACTGGCTAAACCCGATGGCGAAAAGTACATCGGCGAATGTCCAGACATTGCAACGCTACGGACAATCGAGCCATCTTTCGACAAGCAGCGTATTACGGTTAAAGGGCATACTGCCGGTACGGGATACGGTGGTGGACAGTTCAGAGCGGTACTTGCTGGTTCAGGTTACACCGACAATAACGGTACGGTTATCAAAACATCAGGTGGGGCTGCCTGGGTCCGGATGAATGTTGGGTACATTTCTCCGTATATGTTCGGTGCGCTCCCAAGAGTTGATGCTACTACTCCTACGGCGCATACAGCAATTAACGCAGCAATAGCAGCTGCCATTTCACAAAATACAATTATTGATGGATTAGGCGCAACATTTAACATTAATGCTGGATGCTTCGTAAATAACACCTCATCAGTGATCTTACAAAACTTTGGAATTGTTGTTACTAATCCAGAAAGTTTCAATGATGCAGTTTTGAGGGTGAGAAATGCGGACCATGTTGTTCGGCGTATACGTATTGAAGGAAGCAACGGCGCAACAGTTCTTGGAATTAATGTGGAATCTACAGCACCCGGCACAGTTGTTGAGAGTTGTAGAATTGTGAATACCGGACGCACAGCTATCTACAGCACCGCTTCTCGTGTTGTTGCACGAAACAATGTCATAGATAGTTGCGGGCTGCTCGGCATAGGTAATTACCGCTGTAGCATCTGGTTCAACGAGAACGAACATGCCGTTATGGAGGGTAATATTTGCACCCATTGCGCATGGGGTATTTTGATGAGGAACCAGATTGGAACATCTCAAGGTTACTTTAATACCATGCGTAACAACATTGTTGTTTCCGCCTCTGGCACAGATTCTTCCTGTCAAGGGATATCTGCATCTGCGCAGTTCCATTTAAGCACCACCGATAACGTTGTGCGTGGATTTCCAAATAATGCGATAGATCATCAAAACTGTTTTGGTATGATTATAACTGGGAATCAAATCCACCAGTGTAATGATGGCGTGTTTATAGGTGACCGTTCTTGTGGGCGCATTATTATCTCTAATAATAATATTGAGGCATGTGTTACTGGTGTGAGATATTACAACCCAGTAAACTCAGTTCCCGATTATCAGAACCAAACATTTGCAGATGTACAAATCACAAATAATGTTATCTACACCTCTACGCTTCGTGCAATTCATGTAACGATGGCAGGAACCACTAGCGCCAACTTTATGACTAATGTCAACGGTAATATAGTTGATGGGAACGGCTCAGCGGGTCTTGGTATTGTTATGGATACCGTGACATTTGGCAGTGTTAGCCAGAACCAGGTACGAAGAGTTAGAGGTCATGGTATTGACTTAATATCTTGTGAGGGGCTGCGAGTTCTGGGTAATAGCATCTTAGATGCCGGGTATGCCACGACTGCTACATATAACGGAATCAATCTAAGTAATTGTTACCGTTGCAATGCATCAGATAACTATGTAGTCGGGGCGACAATGATTTATGCTGTGGTACTTGGTGCTGGTGGATATAATATGGCTTATACAAACCATGCAAGGTCAACAACTGGTACAGCGGCCGTTAGTATATCCGGTGGTACTGGGAACGTAGAATCATTGAATATTAAGTCATAATTAATGCGCCCCTAATGGGGCGCAACTATTCAGATTGGCATACCATACTTCGCATTCATTTCTCTGTCCGGCTGGATTTTTATCTCAATGTTACGAGGTATTAATCCATTTGATTTGAGAGTTTCTGATATGGCCTTTCCTCTTGTTACCGGGAATGGCCAGTTGTCATTGTTGTCCCCCTTAGGGACATGCAGTGTCATCGTCCTCTGATTGCTTTCAACAGCTCTCTGAACCTGAACAATCATATCTTGTCCGATAGCATTCGCAACGGAGAAAGGAACGTTTCCGTTGTGAGACTCACGCAAAGAATTTGATTGGTCTGTAGCTTTGTTAATCAAGCAAAGTAAAACTATTGGGGCAATATATTGAACGGTCTTAAAGCGCTCAATGAAGTAACCAAGTCCTATGCTAGCTGCTACTATCAGGTACATGAACGAACCCCACATTGCTACAGGTCGAGTCGCATAGTTAGCGCTAGCCTTTGCGCATACCAGAATAAGGGCTAATGTGGTAATGGCTCCAGAAATCACTGATACCCAGAAAGCGTATCTTTTCCCTTCAGTTGTCTCATCTGATTTTCTTCTTAGCAAGAACACCACGCCGCAAACCAATCCAACAGCCAGCACAACGAAGAAGGTGCGATCTGTTAATTTAAGCAGTGAGTAAAATGCATTGACTGTACCTGAAATATCCAGATGATCTTTTGCCATTCGGTCCGCTCTTCCTCCGTTCATTTCAAAGAGAGCAGAAATAACCCACATCGCCAGAGTAATGCAGTGGAAAGGGTAAGCCTTAATCGTTTCAACAATTTTAAATCTGTTGCTAATGAGGTTCAGAAGAAGTACCACACCACACATTACTGCAAGCACAACACTGGCAAAAATGTTCGAAAATACACATAGGTAAATGGCGAATATCAGCACGCCAGAAAAGATCGCTCTTTCGTAAAAGAAGGGTTTTAATGTTGCCGACATTCTTAAAACGTAAAGTGCCAGCGTGCCGTTTATGAGGGCTGGAACAATATAGTGATAATAACAAGTAAGATTTTGCTCCCATAACAGGTATGGACTGTTGTTATTATTGAGAGTTCTGAACAGGCCAAACATGCACAGTAGGTATAAGATAACCATGACTGAGCTAGTGTATGTTGACAACCCTGCGGTTTCTCTCATCAAAACATAGAATTGATAAAGAAACGCCACAACAAGAATCGCAACTAAAACCGCTGTCAAATAGGCGATAGCTTCAAGGAAAGTAAATCCAAGTGGCATTACGACCGATGAGGCAATGTTACCAAAGAGTGGGAAAGCAACCTCAGGCACAACCTTAATTGGATTAAAACCTCCCCACTGTGGATATGCCTGCCTTCCGGAAGAAAGATTGATCCACTCATCACCAGAGATAATTGTCACCGGATGGATAGCAGTAAAAAACACAGCCACTACAGCAAAAACAAAAGTGAATAACACCCACTTTAAATGAGTTTCTTTTTCCAAAGCCTGACTAATCATTTCTCTTCCTTCCGATTATCCTTGAGATCGTTTTTGATGATATAACGAGGTCTTCCCTTAACTTCAACATAAATCCTGCCGATATACTCCCCAAGCACACCTATACCTATCAACTGAACTCCGCCAAGGAAAAGTATTGAGACAAGCATTGATGGATAGCCGCGAACCGGGTTGCCGAATGCTAACGTGTCGACGATCATCCATGCGCCATAGATAAAGGCCATGCCTGCAACGAACAAACCGATATACGTCCACATGCGCAGTGGAAAAGTTGAGAAACTGGTAATGCCCTCTAATGCAAGATTCCACAGCTTCCATCCATTGAACTTAGAATCCCCGGCAACACGTTCTGCGCGGGCATATTCAACAACATCAGTGCGGCCGCCAACCCAGCTCAAAACGCCTTTCATGAAAAGGTTGCGTTCTGGCATAAGTTTGATGTTTTCAACAACCTCGCGAGACATCAGGCGGAAGTCGCCGACGTTTTCCTCAATCTTCGGATTGCTGATTTTGTTGTGTAGCTTATAGAACCACTCAGCAGTTTTTCGTTTTAGTCGTCCATCAGTAGAGCGATCGGAACGTTTAGCGAGGACCATGTCGGCGCCAGCCTGCCATTTCCCGATGAGATGAGGAATGACTTCAATCGGGTCCTGCAGATCAACGTCAATCGGGATAACTGCTTCACCTGTAGCGTGGTCAAGACCGGCGAACAGCGCAGGTTCTTTACCGAAATTGCGGGTGAAGGAAAGAGGAACAACAAGCGGATCGGCCACAGCAAGCGCGTTTATGATTGATTCTGTTGCATCTTTACTGCCGTCATTAATAAAGACAATCTCGACTTCATGCTGTCTTAGCTCTTCAAATTCCCGCACAGTTTTATAGAAGATTGGAATCGCTTCCTCTTCATTAAACACCGGAACGACCAGAGAAATTTTCATTTCGCATCCCTAAAGACAATGAATTTTGAGTAGATGAACCCGGCAACCAGGCTAAAGCCGGAAAATGCTAACAGGGTAACAACGGGAGGAGCGCCAACAGTATCAGCGAGGTAACCCGTCAGGCCTGCCATGATCCCCATGAATAATACGAACGCGAGATAGCGCCCGGAAGTGGCCTGCGATTTGAACGTCCATTTCGCGTTCGCGAAAAAACTAAACGTTACTGCAATGCAGAATGCCAGAACATTTGCAATCGCCTGGCTGATCCCAAAGAAATGAAGCAGAGCGCCAAAACACAGCCAGTGTAAGGCTGTGTTGAGCACGCCAACGGAAACGTATCTACTAAATAGCTTTAACATTATAAAAATCAGTCAATTCTGAAAGCCAAGAAGTTTAGCACTTGTTGTTAACCTTATCGACCTCCTCTATATGGTCGGGATTCCGACCGACCTGCGCGCTTACCCTCATGCCACGATACGATTTTCCCCACAGGGGGTGAGGCATGAGGATGAATAACGTTTCAGACGTGGCGGCGGGACTATCCTACGGCACATCTATTGGCAGTTTTGGCTACTGGCTTTTGCAACTGCTCGATAAAGTCAGTCCCAGCCAGTGGGCTGCAATTGGCGTTCTCGCCAGTATTCTCTTTGGTCTGCTGACTTACCTGACCAACCTGTATTTCAAAATCAAAGACGACCGCCGAAAAGAGGCCAGAGATAATGGCTACCAGCAAGACTAAACTCAGCGCCGCTGTTCTGGGTCTGGTGCTTGCCGGCGCTCCGGCGTCGGTCATCCTCGATCAGTTCCTGAATGAAAAAGAAGGAAACAGCCTCACGGCGTACAAAGACGGTGGCGGGATCTGGACAATTTGCCGTGGTGCCACAACTGTGGATGGCAAACCGGTGGTGCAGGGCATGAAGCTGACGCAGACGAAATGCGACCGGGTAAACGACATCGAGCGCAATAAGGCGCTGGCGTGGGTTGACCGGAATATAAAGGTGCCGCTGACCGAACCACAGAAAGCCGGTATTGCTTCGTTCTGCCCGTACAACATCGGCCCGGGTAAATGTTTCCCCTCGACGTTTTATAAGCGCATCAATGCTGGTGACCGCAAAGGTGCATGCGAAGCGATCCGCTGGTGGATTAAAGACGGCGGCCGCGATTGCAGACTGACCAAAAGCCAGAAGAACGGTTGCTATGGACAGGTTGAGCGTCGGGATCAGGAAAGCGCGCTAGCGTGCTGGGGGATAGACCAGTGACCGTTAAAGTGAAGCTGTTAGCGCTGGCCGTTCTGCTTGGGATGTTTGCTGGTACGCACTATGCCGGTTACCTGAAAGGCTGGTACGCCCATAGCGAAAAGGTAAACAGCGAGCATAAAGAGAAAAGCAAAAAGGCTGAGAAAGCCGTCGCTGCTGGCGAGCAAAAAGCGGCAGCGGCCAGCGCAGAAGGCAAGGTGATTTACCGGACCATTTACCGAGACGTGGTGAAATATGTTAACGACCCGAATCATACTAAGTGCGATTTTGACGATCACGCTGTGCAGCTGCGCCAGCGAGCCCTCGATGCGGCCAACTCCATCAGCGGATTTGATGCAGGAACCGTGCAGGGGAGCGAGTAAAGCTGGAACAGACAGCGACGAAGACCTGCAGGCGGACATCGAAACAGCGGAATGCCTGCGCCAGTTACGGCTGGATAAATTGCGTTGGCAAGCTTGGTACAAGGCTACGGAATAGCCTGTTTTGTTCCTGAATCGGGAGCGAAATCAAAATGGGTATCAATTCGGGTATCTGCCTTATTTGAAAAAATAAAACACAGTAAATACATATGGTTATTTTCTGTGTTTTACTCCTATTATCGCACCATCTAAATCAAATAGTTGCCCTACATTCCAGTAAATCTCATTCTCAGATCATGGCAGCAAATGTTGCTGATGGCTGCACATTTTCGCGTCATCGTTTTGTACCTCAAAGAAGTTGATCGGCGGCATAACCCTAAAGGCTATACCGCCAGCGCCATATTATCGCGCCATTAACGCAAACACCCCCCAGCCAAAGTACTCCCGCGTGTACGTCACATGACGTTCAGGCGCTATCGTCAGCTCCGCCCGAACCTCCTGCGCGAAGTCATCGTCTGGGTTTTCCTCCAGCCAGCGCCGCATGGTCATCCATTTTGCGGCTTCGTACCTGTCCCAGCCTTCCTGATCAGCCAGCACCATTTCAACCAGGTCATAGCCCTGTTGATCGAAAGACGCAACCAGACTGGGCAGAGTGAGAAAGTCTGCGATCGACGAGACGCCGCAGGCCTGGGCTGTCTCCTCCGTCGCAGGTACCTGACGCCAGTACGGTTCGCCGATGAGCATTATTCCCCCGGGCTTGAGGCTTTTTGCCAGCAGATCCATTGTCCCGGCTACGCCCCCCGCAATCCAGGTTGCGCCAACGCAGGCCGCCACGTCACATTTTTCATTCGCGACGTAGCCGGCCGCGTCGTTATGAATGAAATGGACGCGTTCGCTGACGCCGAGTTCCTCTGCGCGCCGCGTGGCCTGCGCGGTGAAGAGCGGGCTCATGTCGATGCCGGTACCGGTAATACCGTAATCACGTGCCCAGGTACAAAGCATCTCTCCCGAGCCGCTGCCGAGATCGAGAATGCGAGTGCCTGGCTTCATGCGTAACACGCGGCCCAGCGTCGCGTACTTCTCTGGTGTAAAGGGGTTATGAATGCGGTGTTCGCTTTCGCTAACAGTAAAAATACGTGGGATATCCAT